ACAAGAATGTTCTGTAGTCATGGTTACTTCTATCCACTCTCCAGCAGTATCGGTAGTAACAGCATTAGCATCATAAGTTCCATAAGCATATCTTTTTCCAAGAGCATTTGGTGTTCCAGCATCCATCTCAAAAACTTCAATGAAAATATTTCCAGGAGAACCTACCCTATAAACTTTAATTTTAATAGAAGTAATATCAAATTCAACATCATCTCCTGTATTTCCTACTGTGAAACTTTGTCCTACAAAATCATTATTTTGCACTCTAGTTGAAAAATTATCCCCAGTACTATAAAATTCGTATTTTGTTGTCATGTTACCTCGCTTGGTTGTTTATTAGTTCGCTTACTAATAGAATTATTAAACAACTCTTATTTAAATATTTTAAACAAACCATTATATACTATTAACAGCCTTTTGAATAATGTTTTTTACTTCTTTTTTCTCTCTGTCAGCAGTGTTAGCAAAATGTCTTCTTGGTTTTGTTTTTGAAGTTCCAAACTCTAGAGCTTCTGCATATTTTAATTTTGTAAAAACTACCCCATCTTTTGTATCAAATTTTATGGATGTTTTAAAAGTAGTGGTATCAATAGTGTCTTGAACAATTGGTCCTCTTATTACTCCACCCTTTGTAACTTTTCTAGGAATAATTCTCCATGGTCCTTCTGCTCTTCTACCTGCTACACTAGATTGAACCTCATTAAAAATATGCATGGTTGCTCTTGCCACTCCTTTGTCTACTAACTTTTTCACTCTTAAAGTTTTATTTATAAGATAAAGATTAGTTTTGGCCAATCCTTGAATGTCTACTTTTATCATCTAAAAGCTAATGACCCAGTTGTAAGTCTTCTAATATATATTTTACGATATATTCTCTGGTCTTCTACTTCTGGTGCCATTCCTCCTGGAATAGATGTAAAGATTTGGTCGGTTGTTGTTGCACTTCCCAATTGTATTTCTACTTGCATTTCACTTCCAGTAAAATTTAAAGAACCATTAACATATAATGTTTGGTCATTATCTAATAATTTACCTTGCTCTACTAAAACACTATCTGCTTGTCCTACTGGTAAAACTATTCCACTAGTCCATAATGTGTTACCACTCTTTGCTAAAGTAACTTCATCATCCCACACTGAACCAATTGTTAAACTATAATAAGTAACACCAATAGGTTTACCAACCCTTCCTATTAATTGATTAAATCCTACACTTAAACTATCCTTAACACTCAACTTAGACTCCTACTGAATCGTATTTTACGACCAATAGCATTTAACTTCATTTCACCCATTTTTCTGAGTTGATTTGAAGATAAATCTTGTCCTGTATTTGTTATGCTTAATTCTGCCAATCTTAAATCGCCTCCTCCTGCTTCTGCATTGACCATATCTAAAACATTTGCATTTGAAAAATCTACAATGGCTGGTTGATATGTTGCATCAATAGAATTAGAACCAATTGTATCCCCAACAAAATTAGCCACATGTTGTCGAGACATATCTACTATCTCAACCATATTACCAGAAACACCTGTTGGTACTGTTAAGTTTTCAACTATGAACGTGGCAATACTGCCAATAGTATCTAACGGCATTATAACGCTCCTGAAGTATGCAAATTGCCCTTCTCGTCACAAGTTACTGGAACGTATACTCCATTATCTGTATCCCAGGCTACTAATACTGCTACTTGAGCTGCTCTTGTAGATTCTTCTACGCCCACTAATCCACTCACTGTTACTAATACATCACTCGCTGTCATTTTATACTAATACCCTCCAAGTACTTCCACCTGCAGACATATTTGTACCTAATGCAATGTAATATTCTCCTGTTGAGATATCATATGCGATTCCACTAATTGTTTGTGCTGTTACTATTTTATCTGGGTCTCCATCAACTACTAATAAATTAGGTATTCTATTCACGATGAATGTTCCACTTTGCATAACTCCGTTTGATAAACCATCGTTCAATCCCATTAAGGTACTTCCTGTTGTGCTTACTGCCATTTTTTCCTCCTGTTGTATTTTTTAAGGATTTAACGTTTCCTCAAACGATAAATATAAAAAATAAAAATAAAAATAAAAATAAATTGATTAGCTTGATGTAATCTTTGAAACAGCGTTGCTTCTTAGCATTTTAACATCTATTCTACAAGTTATTGCTGCACCTTGCATATCATAAGTTGGTAAATCAAAATTCTCTACTGTCAAATCTCGCTTAATAGCGATTGCGTATGCTTGACTTCTATCAAAAATGTAACCACTAGTTGCTACACAATTACTACCTGCATTTGTAGAATATCTTGCTACGTTCATACCGTAGATATTTCCAATAAACCCTCTCTGTAACATATCAGTATTTCCTGCTTTATCTGCCTCAACAAATGTATCAATATTTCTTAAATCTTGAACTTGTTCGTTTCCAGCTAAATAATCAGTTGGAACGTAATCATTGTCCTCAATATCAAACATTGATTCTGTTAAGTTTGCGATAGTTACTGCTGCACCACCTGCTGTAGTTGCACCTGCACCATCTAAAACTCCACAAATTAAATTTGTTTCGTTCTCTGCAAATTGCTTACCGATTGCTTTGATATTTCTTTGCAATAACTCAAACTGGCTGTCCTCCATCATCTCTCTTGTGATTCTAACTGCTACTCCATACTTTTTAGGTGTGAAAGTAACTGTATCAAATGCAAGATTATCCAAAGGTATTTCTGCTCCCTCTGCAACAACTGTTAAGTCGTTTAGTGAGTTCTCAGATTCTAAGTTCACTGTAAATGAACTACCTTGAATTTGTGTTGGATTGAAAACCATTGCGGCCATCTCTCTTGGGATAAGTGTTTTATCAACTTCCTCAATAAGAGTTGGCATTATCAACTTTGGAATTAATTTAGTTCCAGCTGTTCCATCTTCAGTACTTATGTATTCACTTATTTTTTCGAATGCCATTTTATAAATTTAAATCAGCAAGAACATACAAATTAGTTCCACTTGCGCTGTTGGTTTTAGCTCTACCTATTGTTGTTTCTCCAGCAATTGTTCCTGTTGAACTTACTGTTCCACTTGTTACAGTAATAGTATTATCTAATCCTGCTACTGCTTGAATTGTTCCACTAAATGGAATTATTGCTTGACCTCCTGATATAACTCCTGCACTTCTCATAATATATGTACCACGAGTTGCTACTGGAATATATGCTGCTGTTCCACTTGAAACAGTTGCAAGTGCAATACCATTACAATGTACACCATCCTTACAGTATAGAATTTCTAAATCTGTAGGGTCGAATGTACCTGTTGTACTACCTACTGCTTGTGCAGATTGTGCTGCATTAACAACAACCAAACCTCCAGCAATTATGTCCTCATTTGCAACACCTGTAAATATTCTTGGATTTGCTCCATCTCCTACTACTTGTGCTCCACTTGGACTTACTGTTGCTCCTATTGCCATTATCTAACCAACGTAAATGAACCGCCTCGAATAGTACCATGTGCTTGTTCAATTTTAAAACCTTCACTTACTTCCTCTTCTGGTTCCTCTTCCTTTTCAGGTTTTGGTTCCTCTTGAGCAACTTCATCAGTATCTGCTTCTTTAAGTTTTTTGAGTTTCTCTTCAAGTCTTATTAGTTTCTCTTTCTTAATAGCTAGTTCTAACTTTTTAATCTTCTCATCAACCGCTTCTTCTGGTTCAGCTTTTACTTCAGGTTCTACCTCTGGCTTTGGTTCTTCAACCTCAACTTTTGGTTCTTCTACTTTTGCTTCTGGTGTCTCTTCGCTTGTTTGCGTTTCTTCTTCCGTCATTTTAACCTCCTTTGTAACATTTAAGCATGATTTGGCATTGTATGCCTCTTTTAATGCTATTTGAAATGTTGCCGAATTATCTGCTGGCACTGCAACTAAACTTAATTCTTTAAATGTAATTCCTCTAGGAATAAATAATCCATCCTCTTCTTCAATGTCTTCAACAATAGCACCAACACTGACTGTATTAAGTAATCCTTGTTTGATTAAGTCTTTAGATTTTTCATCAATTACTTTGGCTCTAAAATCTACTTTCTCTTCCATCTCATTAAATGTGCCAGTTAGTACTCTGCCCATTATGGAGTCTATTGTATTCTCATGGTCTTTTAATAGAGGGACGCCAGACAATGAGCTCGCTGATTTCTTTAATTCCTCAGATAAGAATTTATGGTTATTAGAAGTAGTAACTGC